CGCACGGTTCCATTTGAAAAAATCTATAAGGATTCTTGGTTAAATGTATCAACGACATTGAAATCTATCACAACAGAGATCGCAGAGATCAGAGATAAAGTTGACAGCGATCTGAAAGTAATCAATGCAGATACAAGTCCTTATGTTTTTGAAATGAAAGAAGAATATCTGAAAGCTTTTGATCTGAACGCTGCAATGATGAAGAAACAGAAGTTAGAGGAGACCGCCAAGAAGAAAGCCTTATTTGAGGAAGAGCAGAAGCAGAAGGAAGAGCAGAGACAGCAACAGTTAAAAGAAGAAGCGCGGAAAGTGGCATCTGCTGGCGAAAGCAAAGAAGCATCAGAGATGCCAAAAGAACCGGCAGAAGTTCCAAAACCTAAACGTACGGAAGAAAGAACTGTAGCGATTACATTTCGTTGTGTTGTAAAAGAACACAACTTTGATGAAGCGAATGCGAAGATCAGTATTCTTAAGAAAACATGTGAAGAATTTGAAATCATAAGTCAGGAGGAATTATAAGATGGCAGTTGGAAACAGTTTAGCAAACAGACAGCAGAAAACAGGATTAACGGCATATCTTACAAATGATGCTGTAAAAAATCAGATTAATAATGTAGTCGGTGGTAAAAACGGAGATCGTTTCATTGCTTCTATTGTATCTGCAGTACAGGTTAATTCAGATTTACAGGAATGTACAAATCCATCAATCTTAAGTGCTGCACTACTTGGAGAGTCTTTAAAACTCTCTCCATCACCACAGCTTGGACAGTATTACATGGTTCCATTCAGAAACAACAAAAAAGGATGTAAAGAAGCACAGTTTCAGCTTGGTTATAAAGGATACATTCAGTTAGCGATCCGCTCAGGGCAGTACAAAAAACTAAACGTTCTGGCAATTAAGGATGGGGAATTGGTTCGATTTGATCCACTGAATGAAGAAATCGAAGTAAATCTGATCGATGATGAGGAAGTAAGGGAAGAAGCAAAGACGATCGGATACTATGCAATGTTTGAATATACAAACGGTTTCCGAAAAGCTATGTACTGGTCCAAAAAGAAAATGGAAGCACATGCATTAAAGTATTCCAAAGGGTATGCAGCAAAAAAAGGATATACATTCTGGGAGAAAGATTTTGATGGAATGGCTTATAAGACAATGCTTCGCCAGCTGATCAGTAAATGGGGAATCATGAGCATTGATATGCAGAATGCAATGGAATCTGATATGGCGGTGATCCATGAAGATGGAACAAAAGATTATGTAGATACAGTTTCAGAAGAAAATATTGTAGCAGATCAGGATCTGCAGGAAACGGCAGAGGAAACACCTGAACCAGAAAAACAGGAACTACAGGAAGAAACAACAAAAGAAGAACCACAGCAGTTCTTTAAATAAAAGAAAGGAGTAACACGATGAAACATTTTAACTTGGAAGAGTTTGCAGGAGGGAAACTTTCAGTACAGCTCAACAAAGCATTAGAAAAGGTTACTGAAAATATTCAGGATCCGAACACTGATGCACAGAAGGTAAGAAAGATTAATGTGTCAATCTCTCTTCGTCCAAACGATGAGAGAAATTTTGTATCAACTACAGTTGAAACGAAGTTAAGTCTTGCACCAGAGCTTGGAGCTACAACAGCCCTGAGTATGGGCAGAGATCTTCGTACTGGAGAGGTTGAAGCAGTTGAAATCTTTAACCAGATTCCTGGACAGATGAATGTTGAGGATGTGATCGATCAGGAAGAAGATGAGCCACAGAAAGCATTTGATCCGGACACTGGAGAGATCTACGAACCAAGCAACAAAGTGATTGATTTAAGAAAAGCAAAACAGGCATAAAACAGGAGGATACATAACAATGGATAATACATTTTTAAGAGAAGCAATCGAAAAGATCGAAGAATTGACAGACAGTGCAAGAGAGCCACACGTTGTAGAGATCGCAGGAAAGACTTATTGCGATAAATCTATGTCACGATATGACAAAGAAGAGTTTGCAGAACCATTGACAGCTACAAGTCTTAATTCCCTGATTGATTATATCAGCGGAAAAAGCGAAGAGTTAAGAGAATCTATGATCATTCACGTAGAATCTCCAACAAGAGTAAGATTATTATCTGGTCTTACACAGGAAAGAAATCGAGAAGAATTATTCCGCGTAGGTACAAATCCAAATGGTTTTGATTTCGATCATTACTATGATCAGGAAGCATTTGTAATTAACATGCAGACTGCCTTTAAACAGAGTGATGAAACAGAACTGATTCTTTCAGTTGCCGGAAACGTAGAAAATAAAACAGTGGCCAACTATGGAGATGATGGAGTCAGCCAGAAGGCTACGATCAGTAAAGGCATTGCAGGAAAAGAAGATGTGATCGTACCGAATCCGGTAACGCTTCGTCCATACCGTACCTTCCTCGAAGTAGATCAGCCAGAAAGCAAATTTATCTTCCGAATCAGTGAAGGTTCTAACGGAGAACCATTATTCAAACTTGTTGAAGCTGATGGTGGCCTTTGGAAATATGAAGCAGTAGATGCTATCAAGAAATATTTAACAGAGAATTTACCGGAAGAACTGTTAAAAGTGATCACGATCATCGGGTAACAGTTATGGAGACAGTTAGATTTACAGTCCCTGGTGCACCGAAAGGAAAAGCCAGGGCGAGAACTGTCCGTAGTAAAAAAGGTGGAACATTCTCATATACGCCAGAAGGTACTATGTTATACGAGAATCTGATCAAGTGCTGTTACAGGCAGGAATCAAATAACATCATTTTTAATGACGGACAGCCTTTAAAAGTAACGATCATGGCTTATTATCCGATTGTTAAAAGTACAAGCAAGAAAAAGAAACAACAAATGTTAGATGATCTGATGTTTCCAACAAAGAAGCCAGACATCGATAACATAGCAAAGAGTATCCTTGATGCTTTGAATAAATTAGCATACAGGGATGATACGCAGGTTGTAACACTGCATATGGAAAAGCATTATGCAGATGAACCAAGAGTTGAAGTAGAGATAGAAGAAATCAAATAAGAAAAAGGAGAATCGTTTTGGCCAGACATAAGAAACGAGGTATCGAATATTTTTCTTTGGATTGTAATTTCTTTTCGAACAGGAAGATAAAGATCCTGAAATCCAGATATGGAGCAGATGGGATCACAATTTTTATCTATCTTCTTTGTGAAATTTATAAAAATGGATATTACATCATTGTAGATGATGATTTTTACTATATCGTGTCGGATGATCTGAACATGAATAGTGACAAGGTGAAGCAAGTCTTGACATTCTTACTGGAACGGTCGATGTTTGATAAACAGCTTTTCCAGTCGGACGCTGTCCTGACTTCTGCCGGAATACAGGAGAGATTTCAGTTAGCAGTAAAAACAAGAGCTAAGAAGAATCCAATAAAAGTCGACAGGTTCTGGCTTTTAAATGAAGAAGAAACAGAACCTTTTATTAAAGTTACCCATTTTGAAGATAATTCTGAGAATAATACGGATAATTCCAAGAAAAATAATGATAATTCCCGAGAAGAATCCCTAAAGGAAAGTAAAGTAAAGGAAAGTAAATATTATTATAGCAATCCAGATCTAAACAGAGAGTTCTGTCTTTATCTTGATATGAGGAATCATACTGGACCAACATTATCTGCAGAACAGATCAATGCCTTGAAAGAAGAACTTGATTCTCTGGCTGAGAACGATTCTGATAAGTTGGGCATTGTAAGAAAAGCATTCGGTGGAGGATATAAGAGTTTCTTCCCTACATCAAAGAAACGGAAGAAATCAACACCAAAGCAAAAGAAAGAAGAAACTATACACAATTTTACACAACGAGAAGTTAAAGATTGTGAGTATGAGAATCTGGAGAAGAAGCTATTAAAGAAACAATTAGGAGGTGACATAACGTATGGATAATTTAATTCCGGTTAACTATGAAACAGATCAGCCTTGTGTATCAGCGAGAGACTTGTACGAACAACTGAATATTAAAACGGCTTTTAAAGATTGGTTTCCAAGGATGTGTGAATATGGATTTGAAGAAGGAAAAGACTTTTGCTCAAAAATGAGCGAAAGTACTGGAGGTAGACCATCGAAAGATGCTGACATTTCAATTGATATGGCAAAGCAGATTTGTATGATTCAAAGATCGCCAGAAGGAAAGCAGATTCGACAGTATTTCCTTGATCTTGAAAAAGCCTGGAACACACCAGAGCAGATCTTTGCAAGAGCATTGAAAATGGCTGATAAAACGATAGACAAGCTAAAATCAGAAAATACGACGTTGATTGAAGATAATCAGCGTATGAAACCAAAAGAAATCTTTGCAGATGCAGTAACAGCGAGTAAAGATTCTATTCTCATCGGAGATTTGGCAAAAATTCTTAAGCAAAAAGGAATTGATATTGGTCAAAACAGACTGTTTCAAAAACTCAGAAATAACGGATATTTAATCCAAAGAAGAGGTCCAAGTTGGAATATGCCAACACAAAAGAGCATGGAAATGGGATTGTTTGAAGTTGAAGAAAGAACGATCACAAATCCAGATGGAACGACAAAGATCAGAAAGACTACAAAGGTTACTGGTAAAGGACAGCAGTATTTTATTAATAAGTTGCTTGCTGCAAGCTGAGTAAAAAACAAAGGCATCCGGTTGATCTCTGTCCGTAGTAACCAACAACCTAAGATTGTTGTTAAAAGTCGTAGTAATAGTCGTGGTAGTTGTGGGTTTCGGGATGATCTTAAGCGACAGGACGTAAAAAGATGATCACATATGCGGACAGAGATCAGCCGGAGAGCTAAATTATATACCACATGTAACTATTAACTGCATAAGAAACAGCCAGTATAAGCCATGAGCCTGCTGCCTAAGGCAGTGGGCAGAAAGGAGAATTGATGGCAGATTACAGCAAAGGATTTAAACGACGTGTTGTGCAGTTGTGGATCCAACATGGCGTGTCAACAAATGAGATCAGTAGAACATCTGGTATCGATCATAAGACACTGATGAAGTGGTATAAGCGTTTCTACCCTGAGATAACAGGGGGGGCAAACGAGACAAAGTGCAAGGATTTAAGATGGCACTATATAGGCAATTGTGCCGGATACCATAAGTAAATAAGTAAAGGAGTACGATCAGACAGCTTAACTTTCTATCTGATTAAGATTTTTCGAGTAACTATTAACGAAGCAAGCAAACGTAAACATATTTTTCAGGTTTTTTGTATTTTTATTTTTCACAAACTAGATTTGGTATTACAATTTTTCAAATCACAGGAGAAGAATCACGGCAGTTTATATGATCGGGCAAGAAATTATAGAAATGTGATCAGTATAAATGCTGTTTCAGGTAGAAAGTTAAGCTGTCTGAGATAGGTAGATAGTATGAGTAAACAAGATTATATAATGCAGGGCAGAAATGAAGGGATTGCGTTCTGTGACAAAATAGCAAAAGAAAAAGGATTAGAAGAGCTACAGAGAGTAATAAGGCAGAGAAATCTTGCAGGGCTTCGAACACTAATAGATCCAAGAGAACTTGACCAGGATTTTAGAGATGCAACACTACAGATTTTAGATACTGTATTGATCATGAGTCTTATAGTCTTGAAAGATGAATTTGATTTCGGAACTAAGAGATTAGATCGATTCAAAAAAAGATTCAATGACAAAACAGAGTGTTTAGAAACAGGAAATGTGACATGGATCGATATGATTGAGCAGGTCAGAGAAGAAAACAACATTAAATTAGATCTTAGAAAGAACGATGTAGTGATGGCATGGAGGAGAAAATAATGGTAAACAAGAAAGAATTTAAAGGCTATATGTGTGAGATCACAGGCAAACCGATCGGGAAAATGAAGTTGTGTCCAGACAAGCAGCAGAAGCTAAGGGTTCGGATCAAGTGTGACAAAGGATGTATCTGGTGTGAAAAGGAAAGGAGATAGTGAAGAATTATGCTGATACAAGTCGAAGATAAAACGATTGTGAATATACGATATGTCAGAAGTATATGGATATATGAGCATCAGTACAAAGAAGGGGAAAAGGAATACCTTGTTAAATGTGAGATGACAGAAGAAACAGATGAAACTGTTAAGACATGTAATACAAGAGAGGAAGCAGAAAAAGCACTAGAACAGATACTTAATCAGTACGACAGAGGACAGAGAGTCATTAAGATCAAGTAATTGTTAAAGAAAGTTAAGGAGCTAATAGAACAATAAAATAGTTGATATATCATATAGGAGTAGTTTAATGGGCAAAGTAAGACAAAGATTAGGAAAAGCCTATATCCATACAAAAGAAAAATCTATCCAGAGTATCATTATCGATGCTCTGGTGGGTTCCGGATATGACGTGGATGTTGAGGTTACAGATAACGGAACAGGAAACAAAGTAGTATCATGTGAGATTTACGATGTGGGGGGGGGCAGTAAGAAATGATAACAACAAAAGATGCTGTAAAAGTATTAAGTTTAACACTAACAATCGTATGTTATGGAATTTATTTTTATTCCGACCGAAAAAAAGATTACTATCAAGCTATTAAATTTTTGATACTGGGATCAATCATGCAGAATGTAACATTCCACTTGGAATAAAGGAGCGTTAAGAATATGGGAAAGACAATAGAGAAAATAGAAAGAGTGGCGAAAATGCTAAATGGACGACACATGCCGAAAGCATATGAAGTATACAAACACTTTAAAGGAAGTTTGTACGTTGTTATTACAGTGGCTCGTCATACAGAAACAAATGAATTATTTGTAATATATTCAGATATAAGAGAGATGCAGAGAATGTATGCTAGGCCATTAGAGATGTTCATGAGCGAAGTGGATCATGAAAAATATCCAGATGCAAAACAAAAATACAGATTTGAAAATATGATGGAGAGATAATTTATGATCATTGGATTTTTAAGCGGATTATTTATCGGAGCAGTAGTAGGAGTGGCAGTGATGTCACTCTGTGCCGCAGCGAAAGAGAGGGATGAGTTATGACAATAACAGAGAATCTTACAGGTGTCGTGAAAGAGGAACCAAAGACAATAACAGAATTTTTTGATGAAATAAAAAGCGACATCTGTGATAGCTATTGCAAGTATCCAAGCGAAATAAAAGACTATGATGAGCTGATAGAAACAGTATGCAGCAAATGTCCGTTACGAAAGTTGAACTAAATTTCAATTAATTAGTTTAAGTTAGTTCAAGGATAAGTCGAAGAAAGGAATAAAAGATGATTGGTAATTTAGATATTGCGTTTCAAATTCTCTGTATGATCATGGCAATCGTAGATGGAGTTTCAGTTTTATACTACGATGCAAAGAATGATCAATATAGAGTATTAAAATATTTGATGCTAACACTATTGATGGTAGCGACGTTGAGAATGTTTTAGATAAGGAGTTGATACATAAATGGCATATAAAGACTGTCCGTGCCTAAATTGTAAAGATAGATCACACGGATCAAAGAGAGTAGCTTGTCAGACAGGATGTGAGAAGTATCTTTCCTGGAAGGCAAAGGAACAGGAATTAAGAAGAAAAGAGAAAGAATCACGACTTTATTACTCAAATGCAAGAAAAGCGATCATAAGAAACCGCCAGATGAAAAGAAAGAGCGGTAGGCAGATATGATTGATCCATGCAAAGCCTGTGCAGAATTAAACTGCATGGGCATTTGTGCCGATCGGGTACTATACAAACAAGAGTACCAGGAAATGACAGACCGGATAAGGCAGCAGATAATAAATCGTAACAGGAGGGGAGAACGTGGACAAGAACGTACTGATCCAATATTGTGACATGAAAGAAGAAATTAAAGATTTAAGGAGAAGAATCACAGAGACTGAAAAGCAGATCTGGAAGATTGCAGAAGAAGGAACTGTAAAAGACACAGTAAGCGGTGGCATGGGTGGAATACAGCATTTTGTGGTGGAAGGTATGCCAGTACCAGAACTTAGCAGAAAGAAGTTGCTGCTTAATAAGCGAAAAGCTATGTTGATCGAAAAAGAAAATGAACTTCTGGAACTCATGAATCAAGCGGAAGAATATATAAATAGCATTGAGAAGAGCGAGCTGAGAATGATGTTTAGGTTCTACTACATTGATGGCATGACGTGGCTACAGGTAGCACATAAGATGAATCAGTTACACCCTAAAAGGCGAGTAGCTTATACAGAAGACAGCTGCAGAATGAGAAATACAAGATTTTTTCAAGAAAATTAGAAAATGTTCGGTCACGTTCGCAAAAAATAGGCTAATATATAGGATAGAGCGATTAGATGAAGCGATATTTCATCATATTGATGATCTTCTTGTAAGTTGAATGAACTCGGGTGATCTTCGGACCCCGAGTCTTTTTATGTCTAAATTTAGAAAGGATGGTAACGAATGAAACAGTATATTGGAACAAAAATCGTTAAAGCAGAACCGATGACAAGAGGTGATTATAACAATTATCGAGGATGGCAGATTCCTGCAGATGAAGATCCGATGGATGAAGGATACTTGATGGAATATGAGAATGGACATGAGCAGTGGTTGCCAAAAGAAATGTTCGAAACTGATTATATTGAATATGACAAAAACAAATTACCGGCAACAGCTGTTGGCATGATAAGTACAGATTATAAAGAACGTTTCAAGGCAGAATATGCTCAGTTAGTAATTCGTTATGAAGGATTAAAGGGAATGCTTAAAAAGTGGGATGATGGAACACTTGAGTTTGAACCAACTTGCCCACGTAGCATATACAACATGCAGATCAAAGCAATGTCTGAGTATATTGCAGCGCTTGAAGCAAGGGCAGCGATTGAAAATGTAGATTTGATGTCTGAATAAAAGCCGGAGCAATCCGGCATAAGGACCTCTAGCTCAGTAGGTCAGAGCAGTCGGCTCATAACCGATCGGTCCAGGGTTCGAGTCCCCGGAGGTCCATTTGAAATATAGGAGGGAAAACATATGATCAGATTACAAGTAGAAGATTACTGCCAGAACTGTGAAGAGTTCAAACCAGAAACACAGGTTATGAGCAGAGGATATGTAGGGACTGGTTGTAAAGTGGATACAACAATTCGATGCAGTAATGCTCGGAAATGTGAAAGACTATGCGAGTACCTGAAGAAGGAGGGCGGTAATGTGTGAATGAAGAAAAAAACTACATATTGGCAGAATCCGATTATGTAGCCGGAATGAAGTATAAAGACATTGCTGCCAAGTATGGAGTCTCGATAAATACTGTGAAATCGTGGAAGAAGCGATACGCATGGTCGAGGAACAAAAAGACAAAATGCATCAAAAAATGGTGCACACAAAATAAAAAGGGTGCACACAAAAAAGAAGCCGTTGCAGAGGATGTAAGTCAGGTCGTGATCAACGATGAACTTACCGATCAGCAGCAGCTTTTTTGTTTGTATCAATCCAGGATGTTTAATTATACGAAAGCTTACATGAAAGCTTATCCTGGTTGTACTTATGCATCTGCTGCTGTTTTGGGAAGTAGGCTTATGAAGAATCCAGTGATCAGAAAAGAGATTGAACAGCTAAAGCAGAATCATATGAACAGAGAATTGCTAAAGCAGGAAGATATCTTTCAAAAGTTTATGGACATTGCATTTGCGGATGTAACAGATTATGTATCGTTTGGGCGAGAAAATATTCAAGTTATGGGTGCTTTTGGTCCAGTAATGGTAGAAAACAAAGAAACTGGAGAAAAAGAAGTTCTCGAAAAAGAAGTCAATACTGTGAAATTCAAACAATCTGAAGATGTTGATGGAACGCTGATCACGGAAGTGAAGCAAGGAAAAGACGGAGCGAGTATTAAGCTGGTTGATAAGATGAAAGCTTTGCAATGGCTTGCAGATCATATGGATATTGCTACAGTTGAACAGAAAGCTAAGATTGAGCAGATCAGAGCTAAGACAGAACAGATCAGAAATAATGACAATGATGATGGAGAGGATGGTGTTGTAATTGTCAACGACGCACCTAAAGATATCGGATATAGTGATACCGAAATACCTTCCGATATTCAACAACAAGACAATTAAACATATCATTCTTACATCTGGTCGTGCTGGTACAAAATCAAGTTATGCAGCAATTAAAGCAGATTATCAAATTGTATCAGATAAACATGGATCAGTTGTAGTGCTCCGAAAGCATCATAATAAATTGCGTAAGACAGTATACAAGGAAATGCTTCGAGGCATTAATCGATTACAGATTTCAAAAAAGAAGTTTGCGATCACGAAATCTCCAATGGAAATAACATACAAAAAGTATGGAACAACAATTTACTTTGCAGGTTCTGACGGAATTGATGATACAAAAGGTATTATTGATGAAGATCAGCCAATCAAGTTAGTTATTCTTGATGAGTTAACAGAGTTCTTTGACGATGGAGAAGGAGAAGATGAACTTAGCAATATCGAAGCTACTTTTGTTCGTGGAAACACTGGTGGATTCCAAATGATCTATCTTTATAATCCTCCCAAAAATCCAAATGCAGCGATAAATAAATGGTGCAAAAAGATGGAGAAGAGAAAAGATTGTATCCATATCCACACAGATTACAGAGATGTTCCAGTAGAATGGCTAGGACAAGATCTGATAGACAGTGCAAAAGAAATGGAAGAGTCTGATCCTAAAATGTACCGATGGGTATGGTTAGGAGAATCTGTTGGTGTAGATGAACTTATTTATTATATGTATGGAAACCGCCATCGATCGCGACCAGATAAAGACAGGAAATATGATCGTATTTATATTGGTGGAGACTATGGGCAGCAAAACGCAACGACATTTCAGGCATTTGGATTAGATACATACCAAAGGAAGTTTCCTGGTCTGGCAGAATACTATCATAGTGGTAGAGATAGTGGATATCAAAAGAGTCCATCCGAATACGCAAAAGATCTTGTTGAGCTTTTGGATGAACTGCATGAAGAATATGAAAACAGAGTGTTCTATATTTTTTTAGACCCATCTGCGAAAGGCTTAGCAGAAGAAATCCGAAGAGCAACTAGGAATTTGCAGTATTCAGTATTGATGAGAGATGCAGAAAATGATGTTGCACTTGGAATCAGCAGAGTACAAAAATCGTTGATCTTTGATGTATTAAGTATTTCACCAGATCAGAAATATGCAGATGAGGAATTTGGCACTTATGAATATGATAAAAAATCAATCGAAAAAGGAAAAGAAGTTCCAGTAAAACTTTCAGATCATTGCATGGATGCAATCCGTTATGCTGTTATGGGAGCATGGGATAAAATAAAATACTGGCTTCCAAGAGATCCAGGAGAGGAGAAACAGAACATTGAATATATTTAATTATTTCAAAAGAAAAGGAATTGATACGATCGATGCATCGTTTTATCGGAAGATTCAAGAATGGGTTAGCTGGTATAAAGGTAATGTCCGAAACTTTTCTTTTTATAAGATTTATACAGGACGCGGAACATACAAAAGATGTGAACGCAAAAGTATGGGTATGGCAAAAAAGCTTTCAGAAGACATTGCAGATCTGTTACTGAATGAAAGGGTAACGATTACTTTAGATGACGAATATACAAATAATTATGTACACAAAATTTTAAAGAATAATCAATTTATGGTTCAAGGCAACGATTACCAGGAACGTAAAGCATATACTGGTACAGTGGCGTATATCCCTTATCTTGATTCGGCAGATGTGACAGAAGATGGAGTCATTCGATCAGGAATTATAAAAATCAATTATGTTGAAGGCCCCAATATATTTCCAGTAAGTTGGAATAACGGAAAGGTTCAGGAGTGTATTTTTACTTTTCCACATACGGTCAATCGAAAAAAATACATCCAGATACAGTCCCATTTGATTCGGAATGATGAATATGTGATAGAAAATACGGTTTTAAAGAGTATGAGTGGAAGCCAGGAAGGTACAGAACTAAAGGAAGAAGAATGGAGACAATTAAAACCGTTTAAGAATCTTGCCAAAAGAACAAACACAGGAAGTTTAGAACCGCAATTTGTAATTGATCGCCTAAACATAACAAATAATGCAGATGCGAACAATCCGATGGGAATTGCTATATTTGCAAATGCAATTGACGTATTGAAAAAATTAGATACAGAATATGATTCTTATTATAACGAGTTTTTACTTGGTAGAAAAAGAATATTTGTTGCTCCAGAATTGTTATATAACATTGACGGAACACCGGCTTTTGATCCGGATGATGGAATATTTTACAGCTTGCCGGAAGATTATGATAAGAGTCAAGAAGGATTGATCAAGGACGTTGATATGAATCTTAGGACAGAGGAACACAGCAAAGCTATTAACGATGATCTGAATTATTTGTCGTTAAAATGTGGGTTTGGACCTAAAAGATATAAGTTTGATTCATCTGGAGTAAAAACAGCAACTGAAATCATATCTGAAAACTCCGATATGTATCGAATGATTAAAAAACATGAGATTATCTTGGAAGATGCATTGAAAGAATTGATTAGGATTATTATCCGGTTGGGTATTGTAATTGGAGAACAGTTGAATCCGGATTCTGATATTACGATTGATTTTGATGATTCGATTATTGAAGATAAGGAAACTGAGCGCAAACAAGATATGCAGGATGTGAGTGCTGGAATCATGCGTCCAGAGGAATATAGAGCAAAATGGTATGGTGAAACAATCGATCAGGCAAAAAACAATCTTCCAGAGCAAAATCAGGTGATGGAGTAAAATGAAAAATGAATATAAAAATCGGATGGCAAATAAGATTGCAGCCCATTATGTTGAACTCGAGGAAAGGATTATTCAGGATATTGTCAGGAGAATTGTAAAAACTGGAGAGGTTACAAGCACCGCAGATTGGCAGATCAATAGATTGAAGATCATAGGATATTCATCAGAAGACATTGAGAAGATGTTGAAAACAACATTGAATAAAAGCTATCCGGAAATGTTTGAACTATATGACAAAGTGATCAACTGGGAATATGTTCGAAACAAAGATCTGTATGAACAGGTAAATGCAGAGTACATACCATTTGAAAAAAATAAGCATCTAAATCAAGCGATTAATGGGATAGCGCAACAGTCGTTGGAAGATCTTGAAAATATAACTAGGTCGCTTGGATTTTATTTAGATATCAATGGAAAAAAGACTATGACTCCGTTATCACAGGTATATACAGAACATCTTGATCGTGCATGTTTCGATATTGTTTCTGGAGCGTTCGATTATAACAGTATTTTGAGAAGAACTGTAACACAATTGACCAACAGTGGATTAAGAACAATAGACTATGCATCAGGTTGGCATAATAGAGTAGATGTTGCAGCAAGACGTGCAGTTATGACAGGGCTGAGTCAGATTACAGGAAAGATCACAGATTATAATGCAAAGAAGCTAGGAACAGAATATTTTGAGGTCGCATGGCACGCAGGAGCACGTCCTACACATGCAGTATGGCAGGGGAAGGTCTGGACAAAAGAACAACTTGTATCAGTTTGTGGACTTGGAACAGTTACAGGGCTGCTAGGTGCGAATTGCTACCATGAGTATTATCCGTTTTTCCCAGGAATATCAGAACGCAACTGGACCGATCAGTGGTTGGAAGAGAAGAATCAGGAAGAAAACAAACCGAAAGAATTTCAAGGAAAAGAATACACGGTTTATGAAGCAAAACAGCGGCAAAGACAAATGGAGACAGCTATGAGATCTCAACGCGAGAAGGTAAGAGCACTTCAAAAAGGGAAGGCAGATCAAGATGAGATTCTGGCACATAAGATGAAATATCAGGGACAATTAAATGAATATGCGAGATTTTCGAAAAAAATGGGACTTAGACAAGAACGAGAGCGTATTTATCTAGATATGAAAGGAAGAGTAGCGCCTGATCTTAGAAAATTTATTGCAAAGAGCACAGGGGATGATATAATAGAATCAGGAGCGATAAATGGAGCACTTACAGATAAAAATGACCCATTATATACCAGAAGGGACGCACACGCTAACAGATATTATGAATCAATGCGTAATAGTCGGAAGAGTAATATCATTGATCACATTGCAAATAATACCGGAATCTCTAAAAAGAGCATAAGTAAGATATATGATCATGTTTTTATAAATGAATATGAATTAAGTGGTGGAAAAAGAAGATTTGATCCAGATTATTATATGGCTGAATCATTTAGAAGATTGAGAGAGGGAAAAAATATTCAGAAGCACGATTTGATAATGTTAAAGCATGAACGTTTAGAGTACGAATTAATGAAAAAATTACATTTGAAATACGATGAAGCCCATAAAATTACAGAAAGAAAGTATAATTATCAAAAGGCGTTAAATAAATTTTTGAAAGAATATAATTTATAGGAGGTGGAAGAAATGTTGAGACTTGAGTTGTTGGAAATCACAGAAATATTAGTAAAATATAAGTACTATCCGGAAAGTTCAAAGGAATATGGAATCATTGCTGTAGATAGAATATCAAGAGAACGAAGCATTGAAAAGCTTTTGCCTGAATACGGAAGTAATTATCCGGCCCATGCATTTAGAAGAATCGAAGAATATTTGACAAATAATAAATTTCAAGAAGAAGATCTTGTCGCTTGGTATTAATACCGCTAGTTATTTTTATGGCTAGTGGTATTTTTATACCCATTTTTAAGAAAGGAGAAAGGACAATGATTGTAAGCACAGTAACCTATTACATTATTCATTAGGAGGTGATCCAAGGAATCTCCCACCGGCAGGGAACGACCGGACAGAAAAGGAAGTGATGTTGTGATAACTATAAGCATAAGACAGAATGGAATAGAAATGAAAGGTCATGCTTGTAGAAGAGAGAATGATGGAATTGATCGGGCGTGTACAGCGATATCAGCATTGACATGTAATTTGATTAATTCACTGAAAGATCTAACAAATGATAAGATTGAATCAGAAGCACAAAGTGGTCTTACAATGATCAAATGGCAAGAATTATCTGATAAAGGAAAGTTATTAGTAGATTCGTGGTTCTTGGGACTTTCTGATATCAATCGAGAATACAACTGCATACAATTTATTTAAGCATCCGAAAGGGTGTTTTTATTATGTCCAAAACATGAAGACATAAAAAGCATTGGTAATAACACTCATATATGGAGGGAAAACATGAGAAAAAGAATGTATTTACAGCTCTTTGAGGACGGCACAGGAGTTGGCTCTAATGGACAGGGTGGAAATAATGCCGGGAATGGTAACGGTAACCAGGGAAACGCCGGAGAAACAGGGAATCAGGCAACATTTAGTTATGCACAGGCAGAAGAAATCGCACAAGCGAGAGCAGAGCGTGCAGAAAGATCGGCTTTAAAATCATATTTTCAACAGCAAGGTATGTCAGAGGATCAGGTTACACAGGCAATTGCTGATTATAAAGCGCAGCAGAAAAAGAATCAGCCAAACGTAACTCAAATGCAACAGGATCTTGCAGATGCAAGGAACGAAGTGCAGCAGATGAAAAATGAGAAGTTTTTAGCTTCAAAAGGAGTAAAAACAGATGATCTTGACTATGTGTTATACAAAGTTTCTAAAATGACAGATGAAAAAACAAGTTTTGAAAAGGCAGCAGATAAGTACTTGAAAGAGAATCCAAGATTCACATCAGGATCAGGGTATCGAGTTTCAACATCAACAGGGAATGCATCGAACGGATCCGTGGAAAATGTAAATGCTACGATCAATGATGCAATTCGATCTGCAGCAAGAAGATAATGGAGGTATGAAATGTTTAAGGAACGAATGAACTTAAGATTATTCGATATAGATGCAAATGTGATTGATCGCAGTGGAGCAGAGTCTTTGATTCCAACGCAGGAAGCAAATGAGATTATTCAGGGAACGATCACACAGTCAGCAGTGCTTTCAAGAGGGCGCAAATTAGCTAATATGACAAGTAGACAGTACAAAATGCCAGTACTGGATATGTTACCAATTGCTTATTTTGTAAATGGTGACACTGGGCAGAAGAAAACTACTAAACAGGCATGGGATAAGAAATTTATTACAGCAGAAGAAATTGCGGTGATCGTGCCTATTCCAGAAGCTGTATTAGATGATGCAGAGTATGATATCTGGGCAGAAGTTAAGCCAAGAGTTACAGAAGCTTTTGGTAAAGTAATTGATGGTGCAATCTTGTTCGATGTGGACAAGCCATCGACATGGAGAGATGGAGTAGTTACAACAGCAACAAAAGCGCAATCTGTTGTAACACTTGGAGCAAGCGACAATCTGTATGATAAGATCATGGCAGAAGAAGGTGTGATCGCCAAAGTTGAAGACAGCGGATATTTTGTAAACGGTCATATGGCGGATATCTCTATGAGAGCAAAATTAAGAGGGTTAAAAGATGCGGATGGAAATCCGATTTTTAAATCAGATATGCAGGGAGCAACATCTTATAGTTTAGATGGATCTCCGATGAATTTCCCAAACAATGGAGCTTTTGATAAATCGAAGGCATTAATGATCTCTGGAGATTTTAGTCAGTTGGTTTATTCAATTCGTCAGGATATCACGTTCAAACTCTTCACAGAAGGTGTTGTACAGAACACAGATGGAACAATTGCATATAACTTAATGCAGAATGACATGGTTGCACTTCGTGCAGTCATGAGACTTGGATGGGAAATTCCAAATCCGATCAATGCTCTGAAAACTGATAAAACAAAGAGATGTCCATTCTCAATTCTGAAAGTAGGAGAATAAAGGAAAGAAGGTGTGATCTATGTATGTAACTTATCAATATTACAAAGAAGAGTATGCAGGATCACTTCCAGAAGAAGAATTTATCAAAGCGGAACGATGGTCAGAAGCGTATATTCGTAATCTGACCTACATCCGTGGAGATATCTTTGCATCAGATCTTGATATGATAAAAGATGCTGTATGTGCAGGTGCAGAGGTATATGCATTTTACAGAAAGAAACAGGAATCTAATGGTATGCAGATTAAATCTGAATCAACCGATGGTTATAGTGTTACCTATGTGAATGAACAGACAGATGGTCAGACATTAGAGGAATTGATGCAGAAAAAAGCATATGAAGCAGTAAAAATGTATTTATTGTCAACAGGATGGCTGTCGAGAGAAGTGAGGTTTTGCAATGGTAACAAACAGTGCTGTAACAGTCTATAGCCGTCAATATGACAGTGAAAAGCGATTAGATATCTGGAAAAGAACATATGTCAAGGATGCATGGTGGCATGAATCAGAATCGTCTGCAATCACATCCGAAGGACTGAAAAGAGCAGATACTTTTGTGATTAGAATACCTGATACAACGATAAGCATAAAAAAAGATGATTATCTTGTAAAAGGAATCTGCGATATTGATATGACAACAGCTAAGGACTTGAAAGGAACAGAATACTGCAAAGTTACATCTGCAAATTACAACACATATGGAGCTAATCCACACATAAAGGTAGGTGGTGTGTAAATGGTACAAAAAAGAAATATTGTGATCAAAACACCAAGAGGCAGTATTTACACAGTAAAAACAGCAAATGGATCCGTGACAGCTAAGATGGAATGGAATCATGGATTTTCTGGACAAAAGAGTGCAAGCTTTGGAGAAGCTCAGGAGTTTGTCGATTCAGAATGTATCAGAAGGATGAATCCAGAGACACCGAGACTGTCAGGAGCTTTGATCAAGTCTGCGACACTGGGAACAGTGATCGGATCAGGAGAGATCAACCAGATCACGCCATATGCACGCAGACAGTATTATGAGCATAAAGAAAAGTCACGTTGGTTTGAACGCATGAAGAACCGACATAGAGACAGCATCTTGAAAGGGGCACAGAAATATGCAGGAGGCTAATATCATAGATTCCATCCGATCGTTCATATTAACCTGTCCGTTCCTGGATGACTATAGAGTAAACGTGGATCACTTGTCAGAAGATATGAGTTATTCTGTTGATCCACTTCCATGTGATCCAGTGCTGCAAAAATATGTTGATGGTGGCAAAAAGAAGCAGTTTCAATTTGCATTCACAAGCAAGGAGCAGTATGACGAAGATGCGAGGATTAATATTGAAAATTCTTGTTTTTATCAGGCGTTCGAAGAGTGGATGGAAGAGCAGACAGAAAAAGGCGAAATGCCAAATCTTACAAACAAAAAACAGCATCCATATGCATTAGAAACATTAAACAGCGGCTATCTATATGATGCAGAGGGTGAATACGCCCAATATCGTATAGAGTGCCGCCTTCTTTATACACAGGAGGTATAACATGGAAAAAACAAAATTAGTTAGACGTAGTCAGAGAGTTGCGTTTTACGGAGTTCCAGAAGCTGGAGGTGGAGATGTCACAACATTTAACAGAATGGAACATTTTACATCGCTAACAGATGGAAAGAATCCGATCACATATGAACGACAGTACGTTGACAAAGATAGTCAGGATTCTGACGTAACAGGATATGGGACAACCTTAGAATATGGATTCGATCATCACAAAAATGACACAGTTCTTAAAGATCTTGCAATGGTCCAGGATGATGAATTAACAGGAGAAATGAGAGACATCGTTGTTGTTGATTTCTTCGATAAAGGAGAATCTAAAAAAGATAATGAGTACGTAGCAAGAAAACGAACATATTCTATCTTGCCAGATTCTTCTGGAGATGGAACAGATGCGTTACAGTATTCTGGAAGCTTTGCGGTTAAAACAGAAATTGTAAAAGGATATGCGATTGTATCTACAGATGGGAAAACATGTACTTTTTCAGAGACGGTTGCGCCCTAATGTAGCTGCCAATATACAGGCAGCAGAAGTAAATGAAGAAGAAAAGGAGATTGAGCCATGAGCCAGAATGAAAATGAAAGAATTTGGAAGATCAACGGTCTTGAATTAGAGTTAGATCTTGAAGATGCAGACGTATTTGAAAATACAATAAAAGCATTCGAGCAGATGGATGCAGATGCACAGAATCTTGATAAAGTAGGAAGTATGCCAGATTATATCAGGGGATACTGTGATATTCATTACAAATTGTATGATCGTCTTTTTGGAGAAGGGACAGGAGAAAAAATCTTTAACGGAAAGAAGAATACAAGGATCTGCGATGAAGTGTATGATGATTTTCTTTCTTTTGCAAATGATATTGTAAAAAGAGTAAACGCAAGACGTTTCAGTATAAATAATAAGTATATGCCGAATAAGAAACAAGGAAAGACTAAGAAAAAGAAATTTCATTCATATAATGGCGGCAAACGATGAATCTATTGTATGAACAATTTCCAAACTACGTAGTAGTAAATGGGAAAAAGATAAGGATCGTGACAGATTTTCGAGAATATTTAAAACTTATCGATTTGTTAAAAGATGATGAGATAGAAACAATGGAAAAAGCAAACCTTATTATGCAATGGTTCTTAGATGATCCAAGAGAGAGTTTTCAAGATTGTTTGCAAGCATTGTCTGATTTTGTAACAAATTATAGAGGTTTAGAGGATAATCAAGAATCAAAGCAAGAGGAAAATGATCAAGAAAGCGAAAAGAAACACGATCCAGTAATATCTTATACACAGGATGCTCCGTATATTATATCTGGTTTCCTGGAGTGCTATGGGATTGATCTATTGGAAATTCCATATATGCATTGGTGGAAGTTTCAGATATTGATTGATGGAATGAATGAAGAATGCGAATTAAAGAAACGAATGGGTTACAGAAGCATTGATCTAAGCAAGGTAAAAGATAAAGAAGAAAGAGAAAGGATCAGAAAAATTCAAAAACAGATTGCGATTACTGATCATGAGGTTAGTGATGAAGAAATTGGAGATGTTTTTGGAAGTATGATGTTTTAACGATTATGAATATAAAAGCAATTCCATTTGAAAGACAATGGTACTCGTGTCCGCATTGCGGAGCACATTTGCTGATCTATGACAACACGGCTTATAGTAGCGGTGTTTTTTTGAAGTGCAAGAAATGTGGGAGTGAAGTAGAAATAAAAATAAAGAACAGAAAATAGTGCATTAGTGAGCCATTGAGCCGTGCGTATTCGAAAGGAGAATATACATGGGTTACGATGGCTCTTTAAAATTTGATACAAAAATTGATGAATCTGGATTTAATAGCGGAGTATCTAAGATAAGTAATGCCGCAAAGAAAGGTCTTGCTATAACAGCAGGAGCGGTTGCTGGTGTAGGTGCAGCTTTAGGAGCTATGACAAAGCAGTCTTT